TTTCAGATTTAATGACAAACTCTTCTTGTAAATTTCTTGAAGTTTCTTGTAAAAATGATTCATACATTTTTTCTTTGTTCGCATTTCCTTTTCCGGTTGCAAACTTTTTGATCTCTGTTGGCGCGAAAAGCTTATATTCTATCTCTGCGTTCCAAATTTTCCATTTCAGCAATCCAGTATTTTCTGCTATATGAAATACTTTGCCTTTCGATCCATAACTATAATCTTCTATTGCAACATATTCAATCTCATTTGATATAAGAATGTCTAAGGCCCAATCAGATATAAAGTCATATCGTTCTTCGGGGGTTTTCCACAATTTAAACTGTGGACTACCCTCTATATTTTTGTATTGATAATCTTCGTATTTTTTGACACCGGAGAGAAAAAATGATTGACAATTTTCAAAACTGAAATTTTCTTTCTCTCCGGTATAGATAGTCACCGCTGGACACGATAAACTATAATCAATACCACCTATTCTTCGTCCATCCATAATTCACTCTCGTCCACTTCATGCTCTGGTTCATCTATATTTATATAGATTTCAAGAGCCTCTCCGCAGACAGGGCAAAATCGAACTTCTTCATCGTTATAGGTTTCTACTTTAAATTCAGCAGAACAGTGTTCACAACCTGTAGTTTCCATTTAATATTCCTTAAATAATCAGATGTATATAGTAATATTAAAAAGTTATTTCGCAGGCACCACCAACACATGCGGCAGAACCCATTGTGTCAATGTCTGTGAATTTCTTAGTTGTCAACTGATATGTAAAATCAACATGATTCATATTCTGTTGAATCTTAGTCCACTTATGACACAAGAAAACATCCTTGAGACAATATTCTGCCTGTTTAGTATCTTTCATAAAGTAATTGTCTGCAAATTTCTTAAACCTACGAATCCACTCGGCGCGTAAATCTGAAATTTCACCTTGATATTCTACAGGCATTTGTGCAACCGAAGTCGCTTCCCATAGATTGTCAAACCCTTTGCGAGTATCTACAATCAATCCAGCGGCGAATAATGCACCACGACCATATTTTGCAACGATCTCATCTTCATCCAAAACTTCAGTCATTGGGGCCTGATGAAAGTCTTTGTCGCCCATTCCAGACAAGAATGATACACCCGCGAAGTAGTCTTTATTCGCAAATAGATAATCTTCTACCTCTCCCCACATATGTTCTGGGACCGTAACTGTGTTAGATACGTTGTGTCGAACTGTCGGATCTGCACAAAGATGTTCATTAGTACCAGCCTCAACCCAATTTTGTTGAACCATTTGTACTTTTTCCAATAATGCAGTTCCAAACAAATCTTCCTTATACAAAGAACCCTCTGGAGAAATTACTGGAAACCCGATACAATAATCAGTACGACTTGTAGACCACACCGACTCTTCAATCATATACGGATTGGTTTTGGCAATAAGTTGTGCCACCTCTGCGTCTTTATTCATTTGCACATGACGAATATATTTTGGAGAATGTTCTGCGTGTATACCAGATGCAGTTTCCAAGAGAACAGAAGCATTACCAGATGGTTTGACGCAAGTTGTTCGAGCAGCCTGATTGATACCAATCAATTCTGCAACCTGTTTATTAACTGTCTTGACAATTTCCGCACCATTCTTTTGAATATCTACATCAAACAACACATCTGGATTATTCATCCATCCTGTCACTGACACACCAAGTAGCGCTTCACGTTCAAAAATTCTTTGCGATGTTTTTGATAGATATTTAAAGTCGGTATATCCCGCCTGTAATGTGCCCATGATAGCACCCGCACGACAGGCCTTAAAGAACTCTTCTTTAGTGGTACACTTACCACCATTGATTTCGGTAAGGTTACACCCCTGCCATCCGCTCTCACCGTCTATCTGGGGATACATACCAATTTCCACACATGGGTTTGTGGTATGTTCTGTATTGTCTACAAAGTAAAATCCTGGCTCACCAAACTCTTTGATTGATTTCATTGCGTTTGAAAATTCGCTCTTAGTGATTTCACTACGCACGATCACTGCCGAATTGTTAGACCGTCCACGTTGCGGATTATCAACAAACCAGTTACCAGTTTTTGCAGTCAACATTTCCTCATCATCTTTGGAAAACAAACAGATAGTCGCAGAGCGTCTTACACCACCCGCCAGTACCGCATCAGCAGCATGCATGGATATGTCATATACATTAATAGGACTCAACCGTGTGACACCTTTTAACACCAAAGATTGAATTAGGTGTTCGATTTTGTCAAGTGCTTTACGAAGTGGTTCTGGGCCGGGCGCCTTAAATCCGCCAGAAATCATTGCACCTTGAGGTCTTACGCCAGATATATCGAAATATACTTTGCGACCCTCAAACTCTGGGCGTGTTCCCCCACCTACAAAATAGGATGACATCAATACTCCCAACGAGTCAGCCCAACCTTCGATGCTATCTTCTACTTGCCAACCTTTTGCCTGTTTCTTTCTTTCTGCAATGTCTGGAATTCCTGCAACATGATGTTTCTGGACGGAGAATCCTGCGCCGGCGCCGCAGAGTAGAATATAAAACAATTCTTGAAAATATGCAGCACGATCTGCATATGTGGATGTACAGTTATACATACGCATTTGATGTTTAAGTAGTTGATCACCTCCGAATTGCAATGCACGCTGTGCTCCTAGAGCATATTTTAATTTATACGATGATTCAGCCTCATCGATCAACAAAGATAATTCTGGAGTCATTTTGTCTTTATAAAAATTTCTATGCATATCCATGACGCGAGTTACCGACTCATCCCACGATTCGTATCGTTCGAGACTATCATCCCATCGTGAATACGATTCATAAAATTTTGCAGATGACATTACTGATCTAGCGTCCATATCTTTATTATTTGAATTTACTACTTTTAACATTCTTTTCCCTCTTTAATGAATATTCTAACATCTTTTCCAAGACGCTATTTTTAATTTTGCTTCCAAGTCTTTACTGGTAGATTTACTTAGTATTCCCTGTAATTCTGTATTGTCGATTCCTGACAAAATCATATCGTTTATATCTTTTTGTCGCACCTTTTCTGGCCATATCACAACTGAAAAATTATTGTCTATCGACTGTTCTATTTTCTTTACAATTTCCTTGTTTCTAGGCTCGTTATCATAGACAAATACTACGTCTGAAAAGTCTTTAAAGTAACTTCTGTCTATGTCACTACCCGCCATAGCGAGAGCGTTGTCTACAAATAAGGAGTCTATCGGACCTTCGACTACATATACAGTCTTAGTTGGATCAACTCTATCCAAACCATATATTTTCGGAACATCTTTAACCTTAATAGTGATATATCTCATATGAGAATTTGGGTCAAGAGACCTGCCCTGCAATGCAATCAAGTCACACTTTTCATCGAAGAAAGGAATGACAATTCGTTTTTCTTTTTTGGGAATATTGTTTTCGACTTTGAGTTTATCCACAAGCAATTTAAAATCATCTGTGTAATATAACAAATCCAATTTGGGTATATTTCTACCCTCACAATAAACTCTGGCCGGATGAGACTCCGACAAGTCTGTAATTTTTTCTCCATAATCAAATGTACACCTAGTCGAAAACTTTGGCGTAAAGTCAAACTTTATAGGTACGTCTTTTTCTTTTATTCCAGCAGGAGCACTTTTTCCCTGCTTCCACTTTTCCATAACATACTCTTGATATAATGATACGTTGACTTCCTTGATAAAGTTACCAAGAGACATACCCGCACCACAATTGTGACACATATACCTAAAGTTGTTTTTCTTTTCGTAAAGAAACCCACGCATTTTATAGGTTTTCTTTTGAGAATCGCCACATAAAGGACACCTACAATTATATAGGTTAGTCTTTTTTTGTGCGAATCCTTCGAGTTGAGTGGAGAGTCTTTGGATGAACGATCTATCAATATATAACATTACACAATGATACAGGAAAAATTGCGCGCTGTCAATATATTTTAAATATTTATGTCATATAAAAATGAGCAATCGCGGCAGATATGGCCGCAGCGAATACTAACCAGAATGCCTTTTGGAATGTAGTGGTTGTTCTAGAATTTTCTGCCACGGCG